TCGTCGCCTTCGCCACGGGCGCCCGCCATACCGCCATCCTGGATCTCACGTGGGATCGGGTCGACTTCATCGCCGGCCTGATCGAGTTCGACGAGAACGAGCCACCCGATCCCATGAGCCGGTCCTGGAAGAAGGGTCGCGCGACCGTGCCGATGAACAAGGCCGTGCGCGCCGTGCTCGAGCGCGCCCACAAGGGGCGGCGCACCGATTGGGTCGTCGAGCATGGCGGCGGCCGCCTCAAGACGGTGCGCGCCGGCTTCGCGGCGGCCGTGAAGCGGGCGCGCATCGCGGGCAAGGTCACCCCGCACACCATCCGCCATACGGTCATCACCTGGCTCGACCAGGCCGCGATCGAGACGCGGCGCACCGCCCAGCTCGCGGGCCACAAGGACGAGCGCACGACCAAAATGGTGTATACGCACGCCTCGCCGGATGTGCTGAAGGACGCAGTGGAAAGGCTCAATGACGCCCTTCACGCGATCAAGGGCAAACCGAGTGAACCGCGATGAAGGACCTCCTCGAAAAGCTGGCGATGAAGTTAGAGCGGCAACGCAGGCGGCGAGAGCGGCCGAAGCGCACGCGGTACGCCACGCTACTCGAGCGTGTGCACGCGCGGTGCGCGGTCGGCCGCTCAAACCAATGCTGGCCCTGGCGGGGCGCGGTGGGTGAACGCGGCTATGGCCGGATCAAGATCAACGGGCGCCTTGCGCTAACCCATCGCGTCGTTGCATTTGAGGTTGGCCTCGTCCAAACCCTGCACGACCCGGAGCGTCGCGCCTGCGTTCTGCATCGCTGCGACAATCCGCCGTGCTGCAACCCCGCGCATCTGTGGGTCGGGACGCTCTCCGATAACATGCAGGATTGCGTCTCGAAGTACCGGCACGGCGCACTTACAACACGCGCTAACACCTTTGGGGTGATGATCCGCCCACGTCTAATCCAAAAATGGGCCGGAAAAGGCAAAAATGGGCAACTCGGGACAAGTCAACGACGTTGAGCGGTCAGCTAAGTGCTGGTGCGGTCGAGAGGATTTGAACCTCCACGGTGTTTCCACCGCTAACCCCTCAAGCTAGTGCGTAGGCGTGCGGGGCGTGTAAAATAGAACGATTGTGTTTGGTTTCGTACGCCGGGAGAGCAGAAATAGGGTGGCGAAAGCGCAAGTTTGTCCCAACGGGACAGTTCGGAGGCCCGAAATCCTGGGACAGAGTGCGCTATCGAGTGCCGGCTGGCCCCGATGCGCGTCGCGGTGTGCATCGGGGCCAGATATTGATCCTTGAGCCGTGCAAGTCGAGGATCGGGGGAAGGGAGGTGGCTCAGCTGGTGGATTTCGCTCGGGGCTTGCGGCAGTGAGCCTTGATGGGCTTGCCGTCCTTGCGGGTGGCGGCGGCGCGCCAGATGCAGCCCTGGGTGCCGGCGCAGGCGGTCTCGGCGACGCCGACGCAATGCGACGGGGGAGATTTGGCAGCGGCTGCCGGCTGAGCGAGAGCGAAGACGGCGAGAGTGGCGATGGCGATGAAGCGGTGCACGGGGCGATCTCCTGTGCGTTGCCTGCACAAGAATGGACGGGCGCCAGTGCGGATGAATGGGTAATGGGCGGGAAGCGGGGAGGCGGCCGTCCGTCCATCCTGAACCTACAGGCGTTCTACAGGCGCGCGAGGCTGGATAGGAGGGTTGCATGAGCGACATCGTCGAGCGGCTGCGGGATGGAGCGTTCCTGTCGGGCACGCAATGGGGCGAGGACACCGCCGAAGCGGTGCTGATGCGTGAGGCCGCCGACGAAATCGAGCGGCTGCGGCGGGAAGTGGAACTGAGCAAGCCATCCCGCTGTATGGATGACGCTTGACATGCGGACACGAATAAGGCACCGGATCTGTAGGGTGCAGTGTCGCGCCCGAGAGAAGACGAAGCAGCCCGGCCCCCGCGCCGGGTTTTGTGTTTTCTCACCCCACACAACCGCTTGAACAGTGCACGCCGCCGCCGGGGATGCTCGGGGGGATGGGCAGCTGCGCGGCTGTGAGCAGGTGGAGCAACGAAGCACCGTGCCATCCGTCTCGCCCAAGCAGCGCCGCTTCATGGCGGCTGCCGCCCACGATGCGCAGTTCGCGGCGCGCGCTGGCATCGACCAGGACGTGGCGCGCGAGTTCAACGATGCGGACCAGACCCGAGGCAGGCGCACGAACGCGATGACCAGGGGACGGCCGCGGCGCGAGAAGAACAGCCTGACGCAGCGATGACCGACGCCCCCGAGGAGCCGAAGGGCTCAGCCGCCACCCAGTTCAAGCCGGGGCAGTCCGGCAACCCGGCAGGCCGCCCGAAGGGCAGCCGCAACAAGCTGGGCGAGGCCTTCCTGGCCGACCTCTACGAGTGGTGGCAGGAGGGCGGCGCCACGGCCATCCGTGCGGCGGCGCTGGAGAAGCCGCACGAGGTGCTCAAGGTGGTGGCCTCGCTGATGCCGAAAGAGATCAACCTCAAGGATGACCTCTCCGATCTCACCGACGCCGAGCTCGCCGCGCTGCACGCAGTCCTTGGCGAACGTCTCGCCGCTGACGCTGGCCTCGCTGCGGGCGAAGATCGAGCGGGAGCAGACCCGGCGACGCAACACTAACCGGCTCGCTGCGTATTCGCCCTGGCTGAAGCAGCGGCAATTCCATGCCGCCGGCAGGACCGAGAGCCAGCGCCTTTTCCTGGCGGGCAATCAATTGGGCAAGACGTGGTCGGGCGGTGCCGAATGGGCGATGCACCTCACGGGCCGCTATCCCGACTGGTGGGAGGGAGCGACCTTCGCCAAGCCGGTGAAGCTGTGGGCCGCCGGCGTCTCGGGCGAGGCCACGCGCAAGAACGTGCAGACCGTGCTCGTCGGCCCACCGGAGAACGAGAGCGAATGGGGCACCGGGATGGTGCCCAAGGACGCGCTGCTGGACTGGGACCGGGCGACGGGCGGCGTGCCCAATCTGCTCGACAACATCATCGTGCGCTGGGGCGGCGGCGCAGACGTACAGGCGGGTCACTCGGTCCTGCACTTCATGGCCTACGAGAAGGGCCGCGAGAAGTGGCAAGGCCCGACCGAGGACGGGGTGTGGTTCGACGAGGAGCCACCGAAAGACATCTACGTCGAGGGGCTGACGCGCACCAACAACGGGCAGCGAGGACAGTTCGTCATCGTCACCTGCACGCCGAAGAAGGGCATGAGCGACGTGATCTGCCTGTTCCTGACGCCCGAGCAGGTGCAGGCGATGATCGAGCAGAAGGGCAAGGTGGCATGAGCGGTCACGTCACCTTCATGACGATCCACGATCGGGAGGACTACACGCCCGAGCAGCGCGCCAAGATCATCGCTGGCTACCCCGAGGACGAGCGGGACGCCCGGGCCATGGGCATCCCCAGCTTCGGCGATGGCCGCGTGTTCCCCTACGACGAAGCCCGCATCAAGTGCGATGCGTTTCCGATCCCCAAGCACTGGGCTCGCCTCAACGCGCTCGACTTCGGCGGCATGGATCACCCGTTCGGCGCCGTCGGGGCGGCTTGGGACCGGGATGCCGACTGCGTCTACTTCACGCACGCCTACCGCTACAAGGGTCGCGACAGCATTCCGCCGATCCATGCTGCGGCGATCAAGCCGTGGGGTCTGTGGGTGCCCACCGCCTGGCCGCACGACGGCTACCAGCACGACAAGGGCTCCGGCGACCAGCTGGCCGACCAGTACCGCGCGCACGGCCTCAACATGCTGGCCGAGCACGCCACCCATGCCGAAGGCGGCAATGGGGTGGAGGCCGGCATCACCGAGATGCAGACGCGGATGACGACGGCGCGGCTCAAGGTGTTCTCGACGCTGACGGAGTGGTTCGAGGAGTTCCGCATGTACCACCGGCTCAAGGGCCTGATCGTCAAGGAGCGCGACGACCTGATGAGTGCCTCCCGCTATCTGATCATGATGCTCAGGTTCGCCGAGACGGAGCCCAACAACTCCGTGTGGACGCCGCCCGGAGCCGCGCTCGGCCAGGGCGGATGGCTGGCGAGCTGACATCGGTTTGACCACCGCCGCGACGGAGAGCCCTGGCACCGGCTACGGTCGCCAGCGCCAGCAACTGGGCTCGCAGGAAGCCGCAGCCGTCGTGGCGATGGCGCGCGAGAGCATCGACGCATCCTGGCAGAAGGACCGCGACAACCGCCGCGAGGCGGCGATGGACTTCCGCTTTCTCGCCAACGACCAGTGGCCCGACAAGGTCAGGACCGACCGCACGACCGCCGGCCGGCCGCTCTATACCGAGAACAACCTCGCCCAGTTCCTGCGGCAGGTCACGAACGACATCCGCCTCGCCGACGTGGCGATCAAGACCGCGCCGGAGGATGACAAGTCCGATCCCAAGCTCGCGCGCA